CAGTACCATCGGCTCCATTGACCGCAGTTGCAAATACCAAGTACTTGATGGTAGGCGATAGTACCACTGATGATGGTAGTGGAACGCAAACAGTTACCGTACACGGTAGTATAACCCAAAGTTCTTCAATCAAACCATTTTAGTATTAACCTAACTAGTTGATTTAATCCAAACTTTCCTGTACAATAACAAAATGCTTATAGATCCCGATGTCGGCTACTACCGATGCAATGGTGTAGACTTCGCCTCCAAAGTGGACGCATGCCTATACTCATCTGCAAACAAAAAATCCATTAAATGGGTATTTCATCAAGATGTGTTCGCCAAGTACCCGTGGCACATAGAACCCACAGAAACACTAGATGAACTATATGATCGACGTGCCCGCCAATTGCGAGAGCGATACGATTATATAATAATCAACTTCAGTGGCGGTGCAGATAGTTATAATATGTTGTGTGCATTTACACGACAGAATTTGCACATAGATGAAATACTGATCAATCATACAGAAAAAGCAACACAAAACAAAAATGTACTTGATCCATCAGTGACTGCAAGTTGGAATTTAAACGCCGAGTATCAATTACAAGCAGTGCCCAGATTGCGAGAACTAAGTGATAAACTTCCACGAACAAAGATAACTGCTATCGATGTAAGTGATTTAATTGTAGACACTATTAGCGGATATCGAGATGCGGATTGGGTATTGCACAAGCATGATCATCTAAGCCCAGGAATGCCGCTAAGGTATAATTATTTTTATTATGGTGATGTTAAAAGACAGTTTGACAAAAACCGCACCATAGCAATGATACATGGATGTGATAAACCAGTCACTAAGATTCACAATGGTGAATTGTATGTTTACTTTAATGACACTACAACGAATATAACTAGTGACAAATACAACAAAGATTACACCAATGTAAAAACTGAATTGTTTTATTGGAGTCCGGATACCGCAGACATTGTGTGCAAACAAGGGCACACCATTAAACGTTGGCTGGAGGCGAATCCACTAGCCCAAAAATTGTGGGCCGATGCAGACTTTGCCCGAACTAGATTGATACATGAAAAACTACTAAGAACTATTGTGTACTCAACGTGGGACCAAAGTTGGTTTCAAGCAGACAAGAGCAAAACTTGGTGGCACAGTGAGTTTGACATGTGGTTGTTTTCTGATCCTGCTTTTGCTGGAGCCATACAAAATTGGGAACGTGGATTAAATTATCTTGCAGAACAAATACCAGAATATGTGGTTTATCGAAATGGTGTTCCGGACGGAATACGACAATTCACTCAAAAGTATTGTATCGGAAAAGTAGACACACCTGTAATAATCTGTTAAAATAGCAGAATGTTTAATAGTATCCTAGACACAGTTAACCAATTACTCCCGACTAAACGCAAAACAAACTCCACAAGTGGTTGGACCAGTTTTAATGCTGTCTGTTGCCATAACAGGGGCGAAAGCCAAGACACACGTGGACGTGGTGGTATTATTACAAACCCCAATGGCGCTGTGAGTTATAGTTGTTTTAATTGTAACTTTACCGCCAATTATACACCCGGCAGACATCTAAACTATAAGTTTCGTAAACTACTCGCATGGATGGGTGCGGATGATAATACTGTAAAGCGACTAGTAATTGAGGCTATTCGCATTAAGGAACTTGTTGAGCCTGATCGAGTTGAAGAAGTCAAAGAAGACATAACGTTCAAACCTCGTCCATTACCTGAAGAAGCACAGAGTTTTATGGCACTGGAAACGTTTTATCAATTAAAAGGTGATGCTGCAAACGGTCCGCCTCCGCATCACGATCCTGTGTTGTATATGGCACAACGTGCAATAGATTTACAAAAATATGAGTGCTACTATACCCCCGAGCAACAGTATAATTTACACAAGCGAGTTATTATTCCCTTCACTTGGCAAAATGAAATTATCGGATATAGTGCAAGAGCATTTGATCCACAAGTAAAGCCCAAGTATTATAGTCAATACGACGCCAACTATGTATTCAACACAGACAAACAACTGCCCAATGCCAAGTTTGTAATTGTATGTGAAGGCCCCATGGATGCAATGGCCATAGATGGTGTGGCAGTATTAAGCAACGAATGTAGCGAACAACAAGCAGATATTATTGACAGTCTGGGGCGTGAAGTCATCGTAGTACCTGATTACGACAAGCCAGGTATGAAGTTGGTCAATGATGCACAGGAATATGGGTGGAGCGTCTCCTTTCCCTTATGGTTTGGAACATTTAAAGATATAAACGAAGCCGTAATCAAATACGGAAAACTGTTTGTATTAAAGAGTATAATTGAAGCCCGAGAGACAAGTAGATTAAAAATTGAACTACACAAGAAGAAGATACATAATAGTCTACAACAGGAAAATAGATGACAAAAGAATATACACAAGATTTACAAAAACTGTTTTTAGAAATGATGATGCAGGATTCATCTAGTTATGTGCGGGTCCAGAACATTTATAATCCCGAGAACTTTGATAGAAGTCTTAAAGCCGTTGCACAGTTTATCAAGGATCACACAGACAAGTTTAAAACGATTCCCGACTACGCACAAATCAAAGCAACAACAGGAGTAGAACTAAAACCAGTCCCTGAATTAAATGAAGGGCACTATGATTGGTTCCTAGAAGAGTTTGAATCATTTACCAAACGACAAGAATTAGAACGTGCAATTTTAAAAGCCGCTGACTTGTTGGAAAAGGGTGATTTTGACCCAGTTGAAAAGATTATTAAGGATGCAGTACAAATATCATTGACCAAGGATATGGGCACAGACTATTTTTCTGACCCCACAGTAAGACTGAACAAATACTTTAACAATGGTGGACAAACAAGCACAGGTTGGCCGCAACTGGACAAGTTATTGTATGGCGGATTCAGTAGAGGCGAACTCAATATATTTGCCGGAGGATCTGGATCAGGTAAATCACTGGTTATGATGAATATAGCATTGAACTGGTTGCAACAGGGTCTAAGTGGTGTTTACATAACATTGGAATTGAGTGAGGAATTGACATCACTAAGAACTGATGCTATGTTGACTAATACAGGTACAAAGGACATACGCAAAGACATTGCCAATACTGCATTATTGGTGTCCATGGTGGGCAAAAAGACTGGAAAATATCGTGTTAAAGGTTTACCTGCACAAAGTAATGTAAATGATATACGCAGTTATTTAAAAGAAGTACAGATACAAACTGGTATTGTAGTAGACTTTGTTATGGTGGATTACTTGGACTTGGTGATGCCTGTGAGTGTTAAAGTTAATCCCAACGATCAATTTATCAAGGATAAGTTTGTAAGTGAAGAATTACGTAACTTAGCCAAAGAGTTGGGCATACTAATGGTGACTGCTAGTCAATTAAATCGTAGCGCAGTTGATGAGCCTGAATTTGATCACAGTCATATTGCAGGTGGTATTAGTAAGATCAATACTGCTGACAATGTGTTTGGTATTTTTACAAGTCTAAGTATGCGTGAACGTGGGCGTTATCAAATACAATGTATGAAGTCGCGTAGCAGTACAGGTGTGGGACACAAGATTGATTTAGAATACAACGTAGAAACCATGCGTATTACTGATCCCGGAATTCCTGATTCCACAAGTTATGGTCCACCCAAAACCAGTATCATGGATCAAATCAAAGACAACCCCAAACAGTTTATCAAACCCGAAGCCAAGCCCGGAATGGGCCTGGATATTCCCAATGCCAGTGGCGAAGCACAAAGCACAAAACTCAAGAATATGTTGGCAGGATTGAAAAGCAAATCAGAGTAACTCTGAACTAAATATAGAATAGATTGGAGTAAATCTTGCAAAAGCGGACCCATAGCATCTTAGAAGAATTAGCAACTATGAGCCCTCAGAGAGACAAAAAGAGTCTCATTGAGAGTCGTGCAACTAATGTAATCGCAAGTGCTATAAACTTATTAAATTATATTCGAGAGAATTACGATGCCGAATCAGCGGCAGAATTAGAACGCAGACTCTTGAATAGTATCCGTACACAAGATCCCAACAAATTTACCCGTGGGGTACGGAGACTAGGTCAAAATGAAGATTAATGAGATCATAACGGAGGCTCCGTTAGGAGACATATGGAACCGTGCAAAAGCCGGTGTTAAAGGTGCCGTGAAGGGCTACCAACAAAGCCAGCAAACACGCCAATCTGCTGAGGATCTAGAGAAACATAAACTAGAGGTAGCAAAGTCTGCAAAAGAATGGGTAGATAAATGGGTCAAACAAACTTCTGGTGATCCCGCAACAGCACAAGATCCAAATGCCTTCCAACGGTATGCCACGCAAGTTGCGGGCAATTTTACTCGACAGGGTGGTAAATTACCACCGCCAACAAATATGAATGTACCGGAATTGACTGCATATATGGTTGGTGTACTGGGCAAGGAAGATGCGGCATCATTGGTGCCGGCCGCAACGCAATCAAATGCTAATCCATCAACTGCAACTCCCACAGCATCTGCAAAGCCATCAACTATGACACATAGAGAAGTGGGTTGGACTGATGCAGCCAGTGGTGAGCATAGGTATGCTACCAAAGACCTAGTAAATAACAAATGGTATAACGATGCCGGTGATCTTATTATTAATGGTACAGATATTACTAGACTTGACGGCATGTTGAAAGACCAAACCAGCAATGACGCAATGGCAACTCCCGACGGAGCCCCATCACAAATCCCAAGAAGAACTAGACCCGCATCCAAAAGAGTTAACCGTAAAGGTAGAAGAAGATAATGATATTACTAGAAGGCGGGAATGTATTTAAAGACGAGAAGAAAGTTCCTTTAACACAAAGGATAAATCGCAACGACGTCCCCACAACTGTAAAATGGTTGGAACAAATCACAGGTTTGAACTTAAAGAATGAATTGTTGGGCAGTACTGGAGTTACTGAAACTAGTGGTGATATTGATCTAGCACTAGACGGCAACGTTATTAAAAAAGATGCTGTTGTTGGTGTGCTAACTAAATGGTGTCGAGCACAGGGCATACTCGAAGATCAAATTATTAACAGTAAAGCCAAGGGCAAAGAGCCCGCACATCTAGATCGTTGGATTGATGCCACTGGTATTGAAGTCCACTTTCGTTGCCCCATCAACGGCAATCCCAAGCAGGGATACGTACAAGTGGACTTTAACTTTTTAACCAACATGAAGTGGAGCAAGTTTATGTTGGCGGCAATGCCCCCTGACAGTCAGTTTAAAGGTGTAGACCGTGCTGTATTGTTTAATAGTATTGGCAAGACACTGGGTGTTAAAGTTAACGTTATTACTGGAGTACACGACAGAGTTACCAATGAACTTGTAACAAGCGATCCAGCAATGATGGCCAAGATGTTTATAGGTCCACAAGCCAATGTTGCGGATCTTAAAAGTGTAGAGAGTACCATACAGTCATTGCGTAACGATCCCAAACGTAATGAAAAATTACGAGACTTTGCTGAATACCTAGACAAGAGTGGTAGACAGATGCCACAACTGGAAGCCAGTGCACATCCCAGTGAGTGGTTTAGACACATACAACAAAAGTTAAAATGAAAATTGCAGAAATTTTAATTGAATCCCCTCAGTCAACTGCACAAGAATGGATTGATAAGATATATGGTCATTTTCCCGAATGGAATTATGGTCGTGGTGATAGAGTCATGGTGTGGGGCGAAGGCGAAGATCAACAGTTTGCAGTATTTGCACTCAGGCCCAGCATGAGCAAGCGCAACGCAGTCGAAGTTGATTGGTTCCAAGCCTATCCCCTTCGTAGTGGTGTTGGTACTCGTGCAATGAAAAAACTACAAGATATGGCACAACAAGACAACGTTACACTGACATTGTATCCCTGGGACAAGGGGCAAGTCAGTCAACGTGCACTAACTGGTTTTTATAAAAAACAGGGATTTAAACCGCAGGTCAAGGGTGCTAAACACATGGCATGGGAACCACACCAATGAAATATTCAAACGGATTTATACAGATGTTGACTGAAGGTGCACGTACACCTCACCCTGAAGATTTTATATTCCAGGGCAGTGAAAGTGCAATGGCAGTTGTGGATGCTATGGCCAATGCAGTCAGCGCCCCAGAAAAAGTCACAATCAAATGGGACGGTAGTCCTGCTATTGTGTTTGGTCGTAGGGTTGCTGATGGCCAGTTCACAATGAACTATAAAGAGTACATTGGTAATCCTGGTGGACAAGTCACAAGCGCACAGGAATTGATACAATACTTTCAACAAAACAACAAGAACATGGTGGTGGCTGAAAAATTAGCTAAAGCATTCAATGCCATTGGCAGTATCTGCCCTCCCACATTCAAAGGATTTGTGCAGGGCGATCTAATGTGGACCGACCCCGGAACTGATATCATAGAACAGGGTGGCAAGTTTGTGTTCAAGGCAAATCCTCACGGTGTCACATACAAAGTAGCAGTAGATAGTCCCATAGGCAAACAAATAGCAGGCAGAGAAATTGGCCTGGCAGTACACAGTGCTGGTAGTGATATACAGGCCAGTGCAGATACTCCCTTGGTGGGGCGTCATACTATGAACGGATTAGAGGGTTTATCGGGAAGCAATCAATATATTACAGTATTCACAGGCAATATGAATACTAGATTTAAAATGAAGACTCCGGTTAAACTTGTTGATGCCGCAAAACGTGCAATCAACAATTTTGCCATGTTGGATGGCAATGAATTTTTAGCCAGTTTAACTGGTAGTAGCAAAAGCACTCTACAAACATACTACAATAGAAAAGTCAGTAAGCAAGCAGTGGATGGCAATTGGTTACAAAGCAAATTGACTAAACCACAGTTTGCAATATTTGCCGCAAAAGAAAACAAGCCCCTTGTGTTGGCATTAGATCAAGTTTATAGCGCAATAACCGCAGTTAAATTAGCACTTTTAGCCGAATTAGAGCCACAAGTTGGTGGTATAGAGCAATGGGTAACCCCTGGTCGTGATGCGGCGCCTATTCCCAAGGGCGAGGGATTTAATATAGACAGTCCTGTGGGCTTTATCAAACTAGTAAACCGAGGCGAATTCAGCGCCGGCAATTTTGCAGGAAGAACATAAGTTTTTTGCAGAAATGCTAAATAATTACATGTAGTCCTAGGACTCATTATTTTTAAAGGAAAAAGAAAATGGCAGTTTTTACAAGAATTAATGGCGATGCAGCCGGTCAAGTTAACGTTGATGCAGGTCGTGCATTTGCAAATGCGGCAGTTATTAACACAGGTATTGCGTCACCGATTCAATTTTACAAAATCGCAGGTTTCACAAGTGGTAACTTAGCGGCAGAATTGACAACTGGTGGTGCAGTTGAAACTATCTTACGTATTGTTGAAGGTAACGCTACAGTTTTAGCATACCAAGTTGACGCAACACCACAAATCAGTATCATTACTGAGCGTAGTGGATGGGTTAGCGATGCGGCTCTACAAACAGCAATCCAGTCTGCTAACGGTCAGTTCCCATCAACTGGTGGTAACATTGGTGCTACTGGTAACGTTTGGATGGGTACATCTGTTACTGCAGCCAGCAGTGGTGGTTTCAAACTAGCGTAATTGTTAGTTTGAGCAAAAAGGCACTTAGGTGCCTTTTTTTGTGGCTAAATATTCGCATGAGAGATTCTGTTCCTGTTTATACTTTGTACACCCTAGTAGATATCACGCCCACTGGTAGGACTCGTGGTGCCGATTGTTTGGAACGAGATCAGCAACGTAATTGGGAAACGGTGCTACAGGCAGTGGGACTGGGTGCACAACCCACAACAATAATTGAACCACAATGTTTGGAAATTGACGTTAAATGGTGCGAGTTTGGGGAATATTTTGAGGGAGTACACAGAGTATGGAGTTGGCGCTTTGCCGTAGAACACGACGGAGTGTTTACCAAGGGCGATAATGAAGTTGGTGTGCTTGAAGAATTGTTTGAACAAGTCCCTATTATCTGCGGACTGGAAGAAACTGCACGATTTATGTTGCCAATTTTCTACCCCTACGGCGGGATTAAAAACGTTTATTTCAAAAGAAACGCTTGACAATAAATAGAGTATTGATGCTCATGGCACCACTCAGGCTCACTTTACGGCATATTATTAAGGCACACTATAAACATAGCATCGCCAACATTAGGAATTAGAAAATGGCCGGTACAGATATTGAAAAGAAAAGCCTTGAAGCGCACGTTGAGTTATGTGCTGAAAGGTATACTGCTTTGGAAACAAAATTAACAAACGTAGAAAATCGTATGGATAAATTGGAATCCCATCTGTTGGACATCAAAGAGTCCTTGACAGAAAGGGCCAATGGTCCCTACAAAACAATAATCACTATTGGCACAAGCATACTGGGCGTACTGATCGCCGGTATTATAACTCTATTAGCAACCCACTTCAAATAATCTATGCGTATCGTAGAACTCTTAAATAACATTACACTGCCTATTACTAACGAAGAAGCCGAAGTTTTAGATATGTTGGAGGATCAAAAAGAATTGCGTAAAGCAGACTTGGATCCTAGACAACAGATTATGGCCAATAAGTTAGTGAACAAAGACGTGTTATACAGAGTCAATGAGAATGGTCGCATCACATACAAAAAAAGAATACGCTAAACAAGCACGGCAAGTAATCGAACTCACCGCCAAGTTCCTAGGTGAATGGACTGAACATCAAGTACAATCAATAGCAGTCAGCGAGAGAACCCCCTACATATGGCCACTTGGTAAAAGTGGCTATGCCATCGGAACTCGAAGAATTATGGCCGATGACGGGTACTGGAAATTAATAGACGCCTACAATAAAAAACTCCATGTATTTGACAATAAACTCAGCGCAGTTTTCTATTGTCTAAGCGAGCAGAAGGGGTTGGTAAAAATGTCAGAATCTATTAAGACCGCAGACGCCGAAGTATTAAAATTAAAGAATGATGTCGTTCACTACGAAGCCAGTGTGGAGCGAGCAATTAAATCCAAGAAATCAGATAGCATAAATATCTGGACAGCACGATTAGATGATGCAAGATTACGCTTGAAAAGTGCGAATAATCAATTGCAGAAATCGTTAACAAGTGCTAAATATATAAAATATTGGGAATAACACCATGAGATTATCAGAGATGACAAACCAGCCTAGAGCAACTAAAATCAACAAAGTAGTTGAGAGTCGCTTTGGATTTAAAATAGATTATGAAAACCTAACGTTCAAGAAAGCCTATACGTTAGCAAAAGGAATTACTGAGAGCCTTAGCCAAGTCAAGCGTTCTCATGGAGCACATACGATTCAACAGAATCCCAAGTATATGGAATTGCTAATGGTTCGTGAAAGTTTGAACCGTTGGATGGTAGAGAATAAGCAACAGCTTATAGTAGAGAGTGAGATGGCCAAAGCAGAAGCAACATTGGCCGCGAAAGATATGGTTGATAGCATTCAAGACATGCTGGAAAAGATTGGTAAAATGCAGAACGAACAATTGCCTGCGCTCCTAGATACAATCCGTGACCAAATAGGTGAGCAACAAGCAGAAGCCTTTAAGGGATCTGTGACACCACTTCTACAACAACTATGGCAAACATTAAATGATGGACGTAGTACTGCTGACAATGCGGCACGTGCGTTAACTGGTGAAGCAACACCAGATATGGGCATGGGCGGTGATATGGGTATGGCTGGTGGCATGCCTCCAGAACCCAATGCGGCTATTCCTCAACCGGGTGGTGAAGAAGGTGATGCATTTGGCGCAACTGATGCCGCCGCTGGCGGTGCAGAAGAATTGGGCAGAGATCGTCGCTAATGAGATATAAAGAATTTGCTCGACAGATAAATGAAGGTCCTTTGGACACACCCGAGGACTTGTCAAACTATGATGACGTAAGTTCACACGTTGAAGATGATGCGGATCATGAATCATGGGCCGCATTGGCTGATGTGTTGCGTAGAGTACAGGCAAATAGTGAACACGCAAGTATACCCAAGATATCTGTTCCCGCACTAGTTAATATGGTCAAGAACGCAGGCTCCGAAGCATTTAACAAAGATGTATTGGAAAAAGCCAAAAAAGTAAACAATGCCAAGGGCAATCCTGCATTGGAATATATTCAAAACACAATTGATAAAATTGAACCCAATGATCAAGGTATTGAATACGTATTCATTAATCCAATTGAGGCAATGGACGATGGAACTGGTGGTGAAGGTGGCGAAATGAGTGCAGACAAAGCCGCGAGCACAGTTAGTCAAATGGCCAAGCGAGCCGCGGGCTAATTCCAGGATTTGACACGTTTCGATAATTATTGTATAATATAGTACATAAGGAGAAATAACATGAAAAAACTCGTTTTAGCATTAGCGTTATTATCAGCATTCGCTTCAGCAGAGGCATGTTGCTATCGTGGTGGATATTACCATCATGGATACACCGGTGGGTGGGTAGCACCTGCACTTATTGGTGGTGTTATTGGTTATGAACTAGCACAACCTCGCACAGTGGTTGTTGAGCAACCGCCCGCAGTTGTCTATACACAACCTCCAATGGTGGTGCAACAACCGGGGTATGCACCTCCTCCTGCAGGATATCATTACCAACAAATGGTTAATCCACAAACAAATCAATATCAATT